ATTTTCTGTATTTCGGTCTGCGCCCTAGCAATCTCATCAGACGCTCGTATGCGCTCCTTCTGTTGGGCTTTGCGGATTTGGTTCGACCTCTCTGCCCCCCTTTCGTCCGCCGAGCGTGCCATGACTTGGTCGACAGCCGCATCCAACTGGAGAACATTTTTGCGATTAGTCTCGATGTTCTCTTTGAGGGTTTTAATCTTTTCCTCATAAATCATTTCCTTCTCAACTAATGGTGTGATACCTGTAGAATGTTCAATGTGTGCTTTTGACAGATAACCAAAGATACCCATCGATGTAATTGCCATCAACAATACAACTGCAATCAGAAAATACACTTTCAATGCAGAGAATGTATTTTTCCAATTGTTGTACACCCATGATACTGTTACCAGTTTTGCTACTTCAAGTACCGAACCCATGATAATAATTGGCCAATATGAACCTGGAAATATCTGTGCAAGACCAATCACTGAATAGTATGCAGCAATTGCAGACAGAGCAATTGCAGTCAGAAATGGTAGAATAGCGTGTATCATGGATTCCGTTTATTGTGTGGCACATCAAATACTAATGTAATGCGTACCTCATCACCTATGTTTTTAGCAGCATGTTCAAGTTTATTATTGAACCAAAATAAAGTACCTGGTTCAACAACAACACTCTCATCTCCTACAGTATACACGTATCGACCCACTATTGACAAGTGATATCTATCTTTATTGAGGTAATAAGTTCCAAAGTCTACGTGTTTACCAACTTCACCACCAACTGGTATTGAAAGAAACCCACACCGTTTAAAATCTTTGAAGTGGCGTTTCATAAATGATATTGCTTCAGTATGTCGATAATATGCTGGTGCTGGTGTACAACCTTCAGAATCAAATACATAATCACCAGGTTTATCAATCGTTCCAATTACCAGTTGCAACACGCCACTTTGACTTAGATATACATCTGGATCAAGTATAGTGGCATGTTGCAGTTCTTTCTGGTAATTCCAATCATAGGCATGTTCATCTAACTGTTTCTTAATCTTAGAAACATTAATACCAGTTTTAATTATGCGTATGTTCTTCATCCAAAAAAACTTTCTAGTGTAGATTGTTTCTCAGTTTCCCATCCAATAGAGACAAGAATGATTTTAATTGGATCAAGAAATGTTTTCTCAAATTGTGTATCATAATCGATATAGTTTTGTAGACCGAACTCTTTTGGCAATCTTAACGGATAAGATACCACAGAGTCTTTAAAAGGATTTGGTGTTTTCAGATAAGTGAATTTGATCTTTTCACCTTCCTGAATTAACTGATACTTGGTCGTCAGACCATGTTGTTTTAGAAAATGATTATAGAGTATCGCACCCTTTACATGAATCGGTGTGCCTTTTTTATATAGTGTAGCGGAATCAGAATATTCTTTCAAACCATTCAAACCACGAGGAAAAGATATTTCTTCCGCAGGTAATGAATTGAATTCTTCTTTAAATTCAGCAATAAACTTCTGTACCGTTAGTTCGTCTGTGGTGACAATCAGTTTGATAAGTTGTTTCATCTTCTCACGGACCGTAGCGGGTGTAGAAGATTTGACCATCTCAAGACCCATCACCTTTAGGTGAGGTTCATTATACTGAACACCTTCATTATTATACACATTGAGAATGTAACGCTTCTTGGCAGTCCAGATACCTTTATCTGAAAGACCTTCACGTTTCATAATCATCTTTTGGTCATACGCATGTACATATTCAGCAAGTTCTTTATAACTCTCATCAATAAACGGTTGAATTTTATTCTCACAGACCTTGTCCATGAAGGAGATGATTGCTGAAGTTTCCTTTCCCTCTTTGTAGACGCTATTAACCAACGGACCAAGATTGAGATAAATTGAATCTGTGTCAGAGGCGATAACATAGTCTTTTTCAGTTTTTAATATATTGTTTAGGTATTGGTTTAGTTTGTTTTCAATCCAACGAATTGATAACTGACCAGCAGTAGTAACAGCAAGTGCCATACGGAGATCATAGAATCTAAAATACTGTGAACCCATAGCACCATAAGCAGAATTCAAAGTAACTTTCTTTGCCAACTGTAGATTATTATATCGTGCAATCAGTTTTTCAATCTCAAACTTTTTCTTTGGATCACTTTCATTTTCATAATCTTGTTGAGACTTCAACATTAACTTCTTAAACTTCTTTCGATCTTCATACATTTCTACCATCATCTGTGGCAGAAAACCTTGTTTGGTTGTATGAAAGAACTGACCATTTGGAGTAATAGTAACATCTTTCAGTTTGCTGGTATCCAGTCGCTTGTTCAATAACTTATCCACATTTGCTTGTGAAGATAACGAACTCATTTCATCATTATAATCTTCAGTCTCGATTAAAGTTTCTGGTGAGATATTGTATTGAATGATCAAATGTGGATACAGAGAATTCAAGTCAAACGATGCAACCCAATCATGCATACCAATCTGTGGATCTTTGACATATGCACCTTCAAATGCTTCATTCTTTTTCTGTGCTATACGAGGTGGTACAATGATCTTTTTCTCCAAAAGGTGATTATAGATCAGTGCATCCCACATCCGAGTTTGAGCAAACACATCTTCAAAGTTGGTCTTGGTATCATATGCAAGAGTAATTGCCAGTTCAATCAACTTCAACTTATCTTCAAGTTTGACAATCAGTTCGGCATCTTTAATGTTATACTCAATAAACTTTTGGTAGTTGAGTTTATATAACTGGTGAAGATTATCATACTCATCATATGATAGTTTTGTTTCACCAAGTTCTACGTTAGCAATAGAATCTAACTTATATGATTCTTGTGAGTTACCGCCAGGTGCATACCATCGATACAATTCAATATAGTCGAGTGCGGAGATACCAACAATCTCATGGATCAGTTGCTCTTTACCTTTGAATGTAGCATTTCGTGTAAATGTATGTCCCCACGGAGACAGTTTCTTTACGCTATCTTCGCCAAGTAAACGTGTAAACCTATTGATAAGATAAGGAACATCAAAGAACTTGATATTCCAACCAGAGATAATATCAGGATAGTTATTTGACCAATCAGTAAGGAACTTTTTACAAAGATCGATTTCATCACGACACTCCACATAACTAACAGATTCATTTTGGTTATCGAACTTGCCACAACCATACACAGTAGTACCACCATTCAATTGACGAACAGCGATAGCCGTGATAGGTTCAATTGCTTTGTATGGATCAGGAAAACCATTCTCTGAACCAACCTCAATATCGATTATAGCAATTGATAAATGAGAAATATCCCAATCAACGATGCCTCTATGATTGTCGGCGATAAATGCATACTCGTAACGTGTATTGCCAAAGATTTTAAAATTCGAAACATCTCCATACCTCTTTACAAAATCACGTGCCTCACGAACATTCTCAAACTTCATTGGTTCAAGAGGTTCATTGAATAGCGTTTTATACTCGGAAGGTTTTTTAGCAGGCAAAAACAACGTCGGAGAGTAAGATATTTTCTCTTTTACTCTCCGACCGTTACTTACACCACGGAACAAGACATGATTGCCTTGTACAATAACATTTGTGTAATATTTACTCATTCATAGTTTTCATTATAGTTTTAGACCAGCAGGTGCAATTTCAATTCGACTGAACATTTTACGATATTGTTCCAATAAATCACTTACTGGAGTTGTAACACAAAAGATATTTTCGTTTTTGATATAAATACCTTTATCAAACTCTTCAGTGTAAGCAAGATATGGTGCAAAACCTACACCACCCTGATCACCAGCATTGCGTGGTGGAACAGCAATTACTTGAACTGGATTTTTTACCAGAAAATCAATATCATCTTCTTCAATAATTTCTGCGATGATAGTTTGTTGTGTAGTAAATGTAATTAATTTAATATGGCTCATGCTGCTACCCTCATAGAAGATTCGAGGACATCAATAGTCACCCATTTTTTAGGAAACAACATCTCACGACCACGGAAGTCGGCGATGTCATATGTAGGATCATCAACAAGACCAACTAACTCAACCTTGTTGTCAAACTCACGTAAAAACAAATCATACTTATACGCTTTAGGGTATTTTGAATTTGTTTCAACGATTTGCTTTGCTACTTTTGTGGTACTAACCATGTTAAACTCCGTAAAATTAAGACTATAAACAGTATATCAAGACTCTTGTTGTTTGTCAAGTTTATATACATCTATACCGCATTTTTTTAGAAATTGTGTACCGCCATTGGCACTTGGATATTCATTGCGGTAATATACATCTTTGATTCCTGCTTGATGTATGATTTTAGCACAATCTAAGCAAGGTTCATGAGTAACAAACAATGATGCGCCTTCGGAAGAATTGGTAGAACGTGCAATCTTTGCTAGAGCATTAGTTTCAGCATGAAGTACCTCACGCTTAGTTCTTTTTCTTGACCAACCATGAGCAGTTTCGGTATAACCATTTGAAATTAATACCTCTTGAGAGATATAACATTCATCTTTCAAGATATATTCAATATCTTCACAGACATTATCCCAACCTGATGGCATACCGTTATACCCTATACCAATGATGGTGTTGTCTTTTACGACTACGCAACCCACGTGGAGTCTAGTTGCTGATGATAGTTCAGCATAAACCTCTGCCGCCTGCATGTGTGCTTGGATAAATTTAGTTTTCATAATATTAGAAGTAAGTGCTCACTTCACGTATAGCATTCGGACGCTTCGCCGGCGACTATTCCAGAATCACTAACGGCACATGGATTGGAGCACAAGCATTCATTGCAATAAAGAATGGCAAGAATCTTTCGCCCAAGAATCCTGGGTATCTCCATGGTAGTGGTTCAGATGTTGTTGCTTGTGTTGGGTATGCTGTCTTAGCATATGTCCAAATGTATTCATAAATTTCAAACAACTCACTGACATACTTTTTAAATAATTGCTTACGCATGATGTAGCAAGTCTCAAAACTGATTTTGTTACCATCGAACCAGTCTAGTTTATTACGATAGTCTGGCAACAATTCTGTAATTGCTTTTTCAAATAAATCCCAATACTCTGCAGGTTGTGACTGTAGGTATTGTTCTTTGATTGAACATGGTAATTCAGTTTGAACATTGGTAATCACATCATGCTTTTCGAGCATATGGAGTGCCGCATTCTTCATTCGGTCTGATGACAAGTAATCAGCATTTATCTGATTTGCTAACATAGTAATCTTTGGTACTGCTTGTGTGATATCATCAAGCAATAGGTACCTACGATACGTTGTGCAACCGATGAAATCTGCTTTACCATACTTCCACAACCAATACTCAGATGGTTGTTGACCCATCGCTTTCAGAAATTCAAGTTCAGATACTTTAGAATAATAGTGTTGATATTCTTGAATTCGATTTTGTTCACGTGATGTATTGATCCACACACCTTCTTTGCTTGGTGGATAGTATTCATAAGCACCCGTGCCGCCAGCAAATGCTGCTCTCATCCAAGAAGAGTTGTGATTGAAGGGAAAGTCCTTATGAAAGTGACTTAGCATTAGAATATCATTCACTTGGTGTCTCCTTTTTCTTTTTGAATTCAATCTTCGGTGCAATGATTGCTGATATCATAGCATCACGATAGACTTTTTTATGTTCGGGTTCCATATTGGCCAACATGACCTTCAATGGTTTGTTCATTTTAAAATTTGAATTAGGTTTCATTACCATGCCCAAGAAACATAAGAGTATCTGGTGCCTTCTGTCACCAGTTTGACCTCATGTGGATATAAAAAGTTTGAAGGAAATATCATAATCTCACCTGCTTTTAACTCAACAACTGTATCATTCCAAAATTTCAGTTCGCCACCTTTGTAATCATTGTTCAACGAACCAAGAATACTCAGTGTAGGAATACCTTTACGATTACCATCAAACATGGAATGAATGTGATCACAATGGAGTTTCATTTGTGTATCGGTGCGATAACGATTGAAACGAACTTCGGAATATCCATTCCAACTGACAAACCATCCTTTCATGTCCAATTCTTGTACATATTTTTTCAATGTATTCCATATCTCTTTCATGATCAAATCTTTTGTTTCAATCTGAGAATATGCTACCGAAAGTTCATGTTCATATGAATGATACGTATTATCAACTGAATTATAAAATTGATGTGTCTGGAATTCTTTATCTTTTTCTTCCAGTGCCTTGACTGTTTTGATACAATCTTCTTCAGATAGTACCTGATAAACTTTGAGATATTTTTCTATGTTTCTATCCATAATATACCTTTTAATAAGTGGGGCGTAATGCCCCACCTTTTATGCTGCTTTTTTTTCTTCTTGTAGAAGTTCTGGTGTGTTTTCGTTTCTATAGAACCCTACACGATTTAAAAAATACTCATTGCCAATTTCAACCTTGCGTGGTTTCTTGTGTTCTGGAATTACATTTTCTAATCCAACACGAAGAATGCCATCTTTGATTTCAGCACCTCTTACTTCAATGGTGTCTGCAATTGTAATCACTTTGGTAAAAGAGCGAGTTCCAATTCCACGATGTAGATAGTTCGATTCATCTTTATCTTTCTTATCACCCTTGATTGTCAAGTTGCCTTCTTGAACTCGAATATCAATTTCCTCTTTTGCAAAACCTGCAACAGCAAGTTCTACAACATACTTATTATCATCTGCTTTGATGATATTGTGTGGTGGGAAAGTTGATGGTTTAATTTCACTATCAAGAATTTTCTCAACATCACGAATAAAGTTTTCAAAGCCAAGTGTTTGATGGAACAAAGGTCCAAATGAAATACGTGTCATACGTTTCTCCTATTAAGCAAGTTAAAATACGTGACCCCGAAGGCATCACGACTTACTTGGCAACCTCAAACGCTGTGCGATTGACAAGATAAGTTCTTTGAGGATTTGATTGAGTAAAGACCCGAA